GGAATTGCCATAGGCAAATTTTTCCCAGTTTGGTTTTGAATATTCTGCTATAAAAGTTCTTTGTTGTTCATAATAAGTGAATAACCACTCTTCAACTTTATCTTGATAATTACTAAAAACATCATCTTTTAAAACGTCCATAATATCCGTATCATTCAAAAATTGTTTGTAAGTATTAAATTTTCCTTTTCGATTTCTAACAACCCTATCTAATACATAAGTAGATCCTCGTTCCTGAATTGCGGTTGGTAGTTTACCACTTGATATTTCATAACTTCTAAAACTAACGAGAACTGTTTCTGGTGTTTTCGAACCAACTTTAACTCTAACTGTATTATTGCCCTGTAATTTAGGTAATTGATTTTTCTTCAATGGTGTTTTACTACTTGAAGGAGAAAAAACACCAAAAGGTAAAAATTCAATCATCAATTCATCTAATTTGTCATACTTAGTGTTCAAATAATCAATGTATATAACTTTACCTTTTTTGCTTTCTTTATCAATAGAAGCATCATTTTTTAAATTATTTTCTTTAAAATTCTTCTCAATAAATTCTATTATTTGTTTTTTAAATGTTTCTGCTGACATTATTTTACCACCAAATAAAAACAAGAAGTCCATAACTTCTTTGAACTACTCACATCTATTGTTTTAAATTCTTCTTTCATTTCCTTACTCATTTTCTTTTGCATTTTCATTCTCACTTGTAGTTGTGATAAAGATACTCCTGCACCAAACCCCTGTGATGCTGCTAAGTTAAATAAATTCTCTACTGTGATATCTCTCATTATATTTGATGTGATATCTTCCACAGCAACAGCAACTTCTCCTGCATGTGTTTTATTTAGATATGCCTCCTCTGGACTCTTTGCTTTCATCTCTATTGATGCAGAATCCCATACAGTTCCGTTAATATGTTTGAACAATTCTTGTGTATATGGTTCTATTTCTTTTCTAAATGCTTTCGCATCTTTCTTAAACTCTCTAACGTATTCTGCCCTTGCTAACCATTGAGCACCTTGTGTTCTACCCCAATACTTGTTTTTTAAATCAAAAAATTCTTTTTTATTTCTAATTCTATTTAATGAAAGTATGCCCGATCTATCAGTTTCTCTTATCAAATACTGATAATTTTCAGTACCCATGGATCCATATCTAGCTGCACCACCTGCTTCAATTTCAAGTCTTGCTCCCCCAGATAATACAGTTTTAGTTTTTATAATACCTTTAATATACTGAGGTTTAATTTTTCTACCACTCTCCTTATCAACAAGATCAACAGAGAACCTAATCTTTGCATCTTGGTTATTAGTTGAAAAATCTATTTCATCATACTTCACTACCTTCACAATATCAGATGTCACATCATTCTCAAATACAACCTTTGCTTTTCCTGTGGGTGCTTTCAACGATACAGGAAGTAAAACTCCGTCTTGATATAATGAGTATATCTTATTGTTCAACTTCTCCATCATCTTAACAGAATATTCTGGTTGATTGATAAGTTGATTTTTAAACAACATAATGAATTTTTTCAAATCATTCATTGATTTTCTAGTAAAAATCCATACGTCGGAAGGATTCCATTTATCTTTATCAATTGTTCCTCTGAATCCTAACTTACCTCTAACCTTTTGTGATAATTCATCATAGGCAGTATATGGATCATATTCTTTTGGAATCATATCTGCTCTCATGATAAAGTAAGAATTGCCAGATTTTAAATTAGCACCAGAAAAAAATGCCTCCATTTGCGATTTAAGAGCGTTTGCCCAAAAGGATTTTCTGTTTATTAAAAATTCCATTACTTTAGGAACCCTTGATAAAAATGCGGGATCTTTATTAACATTTTTTACCATGGGAGTAATACCAAAGCTATCAGTAAAAGATGTTAAATCTTTTGCATTTTTTATTCTATTCCATACACCATCAGTATAAACAGATTGTTTCTTTTTATTGTATATGGCAAAATAATAGCAAAACAATGCCTCACTCAATACTTCAACATCTTTATTGTTGATTGCCACGACTACTTACTTTTTGAAGTATTTATTTATAATGTCTATCTGATCTTGATACTTAGCAATCATATCTAATTCTCCTTCGATTGCTTCTACAATATTTGAATGTTCTCCAATACCCACAGGATTTGCAAGATATACTTCAATATTTGCTTTGTGTTTAGCAATATCACCTTGGGCATGTGCGAGTAGTGCTTTAATTAGTTGTTCTCTCATAGGTCTCCCTCCTTACGGTTTTCTGAATAATGAACATCGAAATCTCCACCAGGATATCTCTTCTTTAATTTATCTACATTACATTCTATCACTTCATCAAGAGTTACATGTAGTGCTTTACATGCTTGCATCACGTACCACATAACATCTCCCAACTCAATAATGAGATGCTCCCGATTATCATGATTCCAAGGCTTACCCTGAAAAACCATTTTCTTAACGATCTCCATGAATTCACCACCTTCAGCACTAATGCCAACAGCAGCAGTAAGAAGCCTGTGAATATTGGAACCCTCTCCGTCAAGGGTACTAAGACTTTTAAGGAAAGATTGATAATCTTTACTGGGATCGGATGTGACACCATCCACGAATAAAGCATACTTATCCAAGTCAACTTTTGATCCTGCATAGTTTATATGAGGTTGTTGGTTGTTGTGTGTTTCGTAATCTCCAGACATAAAACTATTTAATAAAATATAAGATAATAAGAGCAGGTATAATAATGAAGAATTGTGGAAGAAAATTTAAAATGATAGCACGTTCTCCCGTTTTAAATCCAACATAAACCCATCCTGCAGCACCAATCATTTGTAATATACTATTCCAAGGAGTCCATCCCATTACATGGAAAACCATAGCAACAAGAATTACAGTGGCACTCGACCATTTAACTCTTTGAACTATCAAAATTTAAATTCAGCAAATGACTTTTTAGGTTTTTTGTCCTCTTTATTATACTCTTCTTCTTGCCCATTGTCAAGAATATCTTCTTGTGCCTTCTGTTCACAATCATATAATCTCATCTTTGCACGGTCTATACCAACAACAAACCTCTTAAAGATTGTTGGATCATTATAACGGTTCTTTAACTGTTTAACCATTATTTGGTTGAGCGTCTCCAATTCCTCCGTAGAAATAAGAGCAAACATAAGATCAGCAGTTGCGGGAAGCCCAAAACTTTCGCTTGTATCAGTAAGATCAACATCACTACTAGCAAAGCCAGAGCGAGTCGTCTGAGTAGCGGAGACGATAGGAACATTAGCTTCAACTGCAAGACCACGGAGCTCTTCAGCAATCGCTTTAATATAGGAATACGAGTTAACATTTGATCCTGCCCTGTAACGTGATGATGCACATATATTTAAGTAATCTACAAATATTATATCAGGTTTAAAAGATTTTTTCAACAATAATTCATTTAGTAATGTCTTAAAATGTCCACTGTGTGCAGCTGCAGTTGGATATTCTTTAATAATTAAATGACCTTGAGTCTTCTTTGATACGGCAGTAACCTTATTCTCAAACATTACCTTTGGCAAATCAGTCAAATCCTGTATTGAAACATTTAAGAGATTTGCATCAATTCGTTCAGCAATTTTCTCTTCTGCCATCTCCATTGTAATATAGAGTACGTTCCGTCCTTGTAGCAACACGGAGCTAGCAACGTGGCACATGAATAAAGACTTCCCGACACCAGTACCAGCAAGCGCGATGTTAAGAGTCTTATTAGGTAAACCACCTTTGGTAATTTTATTAAAGTATTCCAGATCAAACTCAATTTTTTCTTCTTTCTTGTGGTAGAACTCATATCTGTCTTCGTAGTTTAGTAGGTAATCATGTCCAATATTGTTGTCAAAGGAAACTGAAAGGGCATCCGATAGTATATTTGGTATAGCATCACGATTCTTTTTTTCATCATTTCCATCTGCGATGTGAATTGATTCCATCAAAGCAAGATAAATTGCACGATCACGGCACCACTTTTCTGTAGAATCAAGCAACCATTGCTGATCTACAGGGGATTCTATGAGGTTTTGATTTATCTCATGTATTTCTTTGACTTCAGAATCATTTAAATCAGTTCGATTGTCAACCTCAATATTTAGTGCTTCTAAAGTTATAGATGATCCGTACTTGACAATAAATGATGTTATCTCTTCAAATATTACCTTTTCCTTTCGATCTTCAAAAAAATCAGGTTCAATAAAAGGAATTACCTTTCGAGAATACTCTTCATTGTGTATTAGGTTTTTAAGAATTGTAGATTCAATTCGTTCCATAAGAAAAATTCTTCTTTGATATTTCGTCTAGTTTATTCATTATATCGTCTGTGAAATATTTCTCAGGTTCTGCGTATATATTTTTAGCATATATTTTTTTACCATCAACCTCATATCTTCCAGCAGTATTCTTCCAGAGACCACCAAGTTCTCCTAATTCAAGAAGACCATAATAACGATCAAGTCCTCTTTCATCATAGTAAAGTCTTATTTCAACTTGTTGGTTTTCTTTGCTGAGTCTACTTTTAGCCGTCTTAGCTTTAATAATGTTTCCAACAACTTCTGTCTTATCCTTTTCCTTTTTTTTGCTGAGATAAATGATTGTAGACGCGGCATACTTGAGGCCACTGCCGCCTCCCATTTCTTTAGTAGGGATGTAAGATCCGATAACATCGTAAGTGTGATTTGTAACTATGAGTGGAATATTTGCTTGACCAAGTTTCAAGGTAAGCATACGAAATGCACCTTTAACAAGTTGAGATTTGGTCATATCTCTGACTTGTTTATCATTAAGTGCATCAGTGATTTCTTTCTCTGTAGAAAGCATACCTAAAGAATCTAATACAAACATGCAAGGTTTGCGATTCTCTTCTTCTGTCTTCAAGTATATATCTACTGCACGAAGTGCCTTACTTCGAAACTCTTCTATGGTAACGACATTGACAACAACAAGTCTGTTTTGATCAATTCCACGAGATGCAAGTAATCCCTTGGTGATTGCTGCTTCAGTATCAAAATAGAGGCAATACCCATCAGGATTAGTGTCCAAAAAGTTCTTGACAATAGCAAGGGAAAAATAAGTTTTTCCAGTAGAAGTCTCACCAGCAATGGCAGTGATCTTATTAGTAGAAACGCCACCATAAACGGAACCACTAACAAGCGCATTGAAGATATAACTTCCTGTATCAATGAATCTTTCTGTTTCATCTATGTCTGCTGCAATCTGGGTGTACTCATCACCAATCTCTTTTACTATCTCTTTTAAAAAATCCATTAAATTACCATTCCATAAGTATCACGAAGTATTTTTTTGTAAGGACCATCAGGATTTGCTTCTCTAACATCCTTTACTAATCTCAATTTTTTATATAGTGTTGTATCTTCAAGTAGGTATGAAACCTTAGATCTGTGAGGATTTAGTGCCTCAACTATGGTTGCAAGATCTTTATCATCAATAGGTAAATCCATCAGGTAAAAAATAATTCAAGGTTTACAGTTTTTTCGACGCCCTTCTC